TTGGTTTTAAAATCATATCAAAAACGATATCATCATATTTAGTAGGTGTAAGTTTTACGATTTTTTCTAAAGCGTAAATAACTACTAAAATATATTCCCAATTTGCTGCTATAAATTCACTCATTTTATACTCCTATTAGAATTGTAAAATTGCGTAATCATACTTTAATGTTAATGTTATCTCTGCAGGATCACTTGATGCATAATCTAAATCACCAAAGTTTGCAGTTTCAATATATGTACCTTTTAATGTCCATTCTTCCACAACATCACCAACTGGACCTAACATATTAAATGTAACATCTTTCTTATAAAAATCTGAATATCCATCACGACCAGTTACAGACTCATGAGATAACCTAATCCATTCCATAACTGCTTGTGCTGCAGAAGGAACAACGGGGTCGTATAAAGTAATATCTACTGGTTGCCAAGCTCCTTTACCTTTAATATACCTTTTAACATTGATGTGGTCTAAAACAATCTCTTCAAACTGTATTTGAGGTCTGTTGGCAGTTTTTATTAAATAAGCAGGTACACCTTCGATATACATAATAAACCGATTTTTAGTTTTCGGCTCAAACGGTGTAAACATAATTTCTGAAGGGTCTAATGTAGCCATTTCTTTAATCTCCTAAAAGTCTTTTATTCATACTCATAAATAAATATCAATTAAATAAATTTTCAATAATTTTAGTATAAAAAGAAAAACCCCACAATAAAGTGAGGTTTTTCTAGTATACGATATACGTTATTTACAAGTCAAACTTACTCAGGAAACGCTGCTCCTGTTGGTTGTACGATGAAGTCTAATACAATAAACTCAGCTGTACGTGTTGGTTGAATAAATATTTGTCCAACCAATTGATTTCTATCTATTACATCTGGTGTATTATTAGAATCATCCATTACTACTCTAAACGCACTTAAACCACTATTTTGTTGTACTTGTTCAAGATAAGGATTCACAATATTCAAGAAACGATTTCTCAATGCTTGACTATTTTGTTCGAATACTAAGTATCTTGATGCACTTGCAATAAACTTTCTCATTGCAATCAACAATCTACGAACATTAATTCTATCTAATGCTGATGGTTTAGATTGTAGTGTTTTCTGTCCAAAAACAACAACGCCTTGACCTGGGAATGAAGCTATAGGATTGATTCTATTTTCATATAGATCATCTCTTTCAGCGTGAGTCAATCTTGTTTTAGCTTCTAATACTGTAGTTAATCCACCACGATTCAAACCTGCTGGTGCGAACCATTCGTGAGCTACTTTATCAGTATATGCTATTGTACCAGGTAATACTACTGAAGGTGGTACCCAAACTGGTCTTGAAGTATCTCTATCTTCTATCTTAACCCATGGATAATAAGTACCTGCATAATTAGTATCTATTGCTTTAATTGTTGATTTAACTGTTGATATTGAATCACCATATCCTGCTGCATCCATTATATAAAATGCATCAGCACGAGATTCTACTTTAGATATTGCATGATTAGTTACAGCTGAATGTAATCCATGAATTATACCTGGTGTTACTAACAAGTTAATATCAAATTCATCAGGATTGCTAATTGCATTAATTGCTCGTTTATAAGCTACTGAACCACTAGCAGTAGAACTTTGACAATCAAACCCTTGTGTATTTGAATTTACAATATCACTACCTACATAATAAGGTGTTGCTGGGTTTCTTCCGTCAAATCCCCATTGCATTGGAACAACAAACTTCAACTGTTGTGTTGCTGAACCACTTAATGATAATGGATTACCTGCTTTAGAATATGTAGAGGATATTGAAGAATCAAAATCATCATTTCCATACATATCAGAAAGACTCATGGTTACATTATTACCTGCTGCCGCAGCATTTGCTATCGGAGCTAAGTATTGCATGTTATCATCTTTAACATATTTAGTTATTAAATCAATACCATGTGCTACGGATGCATCAAATGTACCATTAGCATCAGTTTGAGTTGTTTTAAACGATGCTGATGGTATTCTAGTTGCTCCAGGACTTGGATTTTTAACTGCAGCATGTCCAAATGGAACTACAGATTTTGGAAATCTAAATACTCCATCTTCTTCCATATCAGAAAAATCACCAACTCGTATAAATTTACTTAAATTTGGATAACTACCATAATAAGTTAATTTACCATTTGAATCAATTTCAACCCATCTATCACCAATTCTCTTTGCAAAATAACTTGGTGAAGCCGGATCTAATGTTAAATTGTCAAACTCTTCTAATACATTTTCATTACCAACATCAACAACATGAAGTGAAAATTGTCCATAATCAGAACCTGCTATATCATCTGCACTTTTAACACTTAATATTTTAATTTTATATGAAGTATTTATTTCAGTACCATGTGAACGACTATATACTCTAAACAGACTATATTTCTGACCACCGACTCTTTGTGAATGTATTACTGGTGTTCTTGCGAACATATAATCTTTATTTCCAGTAAAGGATGATTGATTACCTTTACTATTAAAAGATGTTGCACCTCCTTGAAAGTCAAATCCATCACTTGTTACTAATACTGATGCACTAATAGCTGAAGTTCCTGAACCACTTGTGTTCATTGCAAAATTCTTGAAAAGTTTATATACATAAACTGAAGAACTGTTTCCTCCAGATTTTGTAGATTGTGGGTCTGAACTAATAACATCACTTACAAAATTAGCACTTGATGTATCAAATGATAATGAATAATTTTCTGCTGAAACATCACTACCCGAAACTGTTAATGTAAAAGATGACCAACTAGCTCCTGCGGCCATTGTTGATGCTTCCAAATCACCTGTTCCACTTGAACCTCTTGATGGTGCTAAAATTGCTACAGACCTTGTTGGTTGGCCCAAACCATGAGCTAACAATTCAAGTGAATCAACTTTATATCCACCTAATCCAAGTACTCTAACTACAGTTACGGTTCCTGCACTTCTTAAATATTGTTCTACCGTGTATGGTGTATAAAATCTATTATCAACTCCGCCAAACATTTCTTCAAATTCTTGAAAATTTGATACTTGTGTAGGTGTAAATGCTGGGCCTTTCTTTGTCGGACCAATTATTGCTGCACCGATTTCACCTATTGCTTGAGGAAGAAATGATAAGTCTTTTTCACGTGTAAATACACCTGGTGAAACTATCCTCTCTGCCATATTTTTTCTCCTAAAATCTTGTAATTAAAAACTATATATATTTACTCTACTATAAGTATAAAGTAAATCACCTAAAGTATACGTTTTATATAACTTTTTTAATTTATTACTAATTTATTGAGCAACTTGGGGAGGTGAGGGTGTAAATACTCCTGTTTGTGGGTCTAATTGACCAGGACCATACTTTTCATTCAACTTTTGAACTATATCACGTTCTTCCTGTTGAACTGCTTCGTACTCAGTTTCTACCTCAACTTGACGAGCTTCAAGAGCTTCTAATTGTTGATTTAGTAATATTCTTTGAACTGAAAGTTGTCCTAAGTTTGCCTGTTTTTCTTGATAATTTGTTTGTAACGTTTGTAACGATTGAAGTTCTTCATCTGTAAACTTCATTTCTGTTGAATCTACAACTTTTGTATCTTCGGCCATAACTATTTCTCCTATATGTGTTATAGTTTATTATTTATATAAATATTAAGTTTTATTCTAAAAATTGATTTTTTTTATATTTCAATAACCTTATAAGTTCTTCCACTTGAATCTGAATCACTTAGCTCTGTTGCTTTTGCATTTGCATCTGATTCATTATCAAATTCCCATAATTGCATATTACTAGAAGATGCAATATAAAATTGTCTTTTTGCCCAAGGAGGGTCTGTAAAAGTTGCACTTGAACTTGGTGCTGGATACATTTGTTTTACTACTCTAAAAGGCATTTAGTTTCTCCGTTTAATATAAATATAATCAAATAAATATTTCCTTCAAATGATTTATTCTTAATTGTGGTAATATTGTTGGTTTTATACCTAATTTATCTTTCACATCTAAACAAAATGTAGCATCTTCTGATACATTCTCTTTATATTTACCAATTTTTGCTAATCGTTGTTTAAAGTATGGGTATTCTAACTCTTTTAATATATCAGTAGATACCTTAGTAAATCCAAATCCACAATAATCTACTTCAAATGGTTCTCGTTGATTTTGTATTTTTGTTGAGTTCCAAAAATTCATTGTACCTTGTTTTTTGAAGTCATCTTCATTCCAATCTGCAATCATTGCAGTACCACTTAAATCTTTTACATACCAACCTGCACAAAATGGTGAATCATATTCTAATAGTGTAACTAATTGTGAATAGTTAAATGATTGGTCTGCATCTATCCAAACTAAATAATCTACTTTATTTATTAGTTTATTTGGATTAGTAAATCCACCACCATCAGTACATAACCAATTTCTTGCGTCTGCGTGTGTTCTACCTACTACGGTGTATATCTTTCCATCTAATTGTGGACACCACTCTTGTAAGTTTAAAAATCGTGGTAACAATCTACCACTTATTGTGTTGTATATTGGAATACAGAATGCGTATTTCATAAAACCTCTTTTATATAAGTATTAACTTTTTTACGTAAACCTACTTTTCATTGCGTTATAATTTTGTGATATTTCTTTTGATGATAGTA